CCTACAAATAGTTCGGACAACGTTCCCATACACAGAGGGCCAGAACGACGCCTTTGGCCGCCTGCGAGTTTCGCATCAGCATGAGTTATTCGCATCGTCGCTGGTTAACGGATTAACCCCCGCGTCTCTGTGGTGGGACACGTCCGTCACTGCCGGGGGACAGGTTACCGCCGCCAACTCTGGGGCCCTCCTAACCACCGCGGCCAGTGGGGACGGGGCAATTCTACAGAGCCTGCAACGGGCGCACTATCGTCCAGGAAAGAGCCAGATCATTAAGCTGACGTTCGCGTTCGGCGCTGCCACAACCGGCACAACCAAATCCGTTGGGTACAACGACGACCGTGACGGCATTATCTTCCAGCAAACCGGTTCCGGTGTTTATCAGTTCCTAATCCGCAAGGCGACCGTAGACGGTACGCCAGTGACTCAGGCGGACTGGAACGTCCGCACCCTGTTGGGACAATATGACTTCACCAAGGCGACAATCCTGATAATCGATCTCCAGTGGTTGGGAGTAGGCACGGTTCGCGTAGGGTTCGAAATCGATGGACAGTTCGTACTTGTTCACCAGTTCCACCATGCTGGCTCGGTGACAACTCCGTATATCGAAACCGCAAGTTTACCTGTGCGGTATCGAATTTCCCAGTCTGGTGGGACTTCGGGATCGTTCCAGGCCATCTGCGCCGCCATAGACACCGAGGGGGATGTGAATTCTCCCGCAGGTATCCCGAACGCAGGGGGCAATGGGGCGACGGGCAGAACCTGTGACGGAACCGGGCTTCCGGTATACTGCATACGACCGATCGTTACCTTCGGGGCGCGGAGGAATCAGGCGACAATGCAGCTTGAAAACGTGCACATATACTGCACCACTAATCCGTGCCTTGTATCCATTTACTTCCATTCGGCGGTTACTGGTGGGGCATGGTCCAGCGTTCAGTCAACGTCCTGCGCAGAACAAAACGTAACAGCAACGAGCATCTCCGGCGGACACCTTGCAGATCGCTTCATTGTAGGAACATCTGGAACCGGCGGGTCTGTTCGTGGGACGGGATCTTCCGAATCGTACGGGAAAATACCGTGTTCTCTTACGATAACAGATGCCCAGACAAAGGGAATTGTAATTTTTGCACAGGGACTCGGCGGCAACTCAGTGGTCCACGCACACATGGACTGGAGGGAGATCTACTAAATGAGCAAGCAACTCAAAAATATGACCTATGCCGGTACGGTCACATCGACGGGCTTGCTTACTGCGAGCGGCGCCCTGACCGTTAACGGTACATTTACCGAGGCAGGGAAATCATACTGCTACATCTATAAGGATGTTACGTCTAATAACATCTCTGCCACACTGGGGACTACGCCGCTTCAGATTGTCGGTACTTTTTCTACAGTGAGCAAGTCGTCTGACTTTACGGTGACGGCCTCTGGTGGGGCAATACAGTATACCGGCGCTGCAACAAAGAAATTTGAGTTGGGCGGGGTCGTTACCTGCGATTCATCTAACCCCCGCACTATGTATTGGCAGTGGAGTTTAGACGGCGGGTCTACGTTCCTAGCTACCGGCGTTAATTGTTACAACAGTAATAACACCGGCTACTTTCATCAAGTCGCATTTAACGGTGTCATAACCATGACACAGAATCAGACATTAACTCTGTGGGTGTCTTGCACTTCTAGTACCACTTCGCTCAATACCCGCTTTTGCAACTTTAATCTGAATGAGAAAGTAGGATTCTAATGGATCATCTCCACGACTTTGGCCTAGTAGCTATCGCAATCGGCGGAGTAGGTATTTTATTCAAATTCCTGCTTGATGCCTTTGCTAAACACCTAGAGCGGCTGGAAACATCCTGGCGGGTTGAAGCAGACCGGGTATACAATAAGGTTGAGGCAGTAGAGACAAAACTTGACAACCATATTCGAGACGAGGAAACTCACTGGGAGCGTAATATCGAACGTTTGAAACATCTTGTACTTGAGGAGAGAGTATGAAAGAACAGGACGGGGAACAGACTAGCCTAGTTAAGAACGCTGCGGACCCGCAGCAGATTAAAGAGGCTAAGCAAAAAGAGAAGTTAAAACGCGACCTTGCATCTGATGACCTAAAAAAGGTAATGCGGACTACAGAAGGTCGTAGGGTGATGTGGAGGCTCCTGTCCAGGTGTGGGATGCAGCGGATAAGCTATATCGGCCACCCGTACGAAACGCATACCCTTTTTCTGGAGGGTGAACGAAACGTGGGGCTGATGCTAACCGCCGACCTGGTAGAGGCTTGTAAGGAACAATACCTACTTATGTTGCAGGAGAATCTTGCAAACGGGTAGAACTAAAGATATAATAGATTTCAACAGGGGGTTGTGTGACCATGGAAAATACTGTCGTAACTGAGAATGTAACACAGACTACAGAAACTAATGCGGCTCCGCAGGAAACCGCTGGGAAAACTGAGCCCATCTCGTATGAGCTTAAAATACCAGAGGGTTCCGAATTCCCTGAGTCAAAACTCGACGAGATCGCCTCATTTGCAAGAGAGCGAGGATTGTCAAAAGAGGTGGCTCAGGCCGTTCTGGAACGCGAAGCGGGAGCATTAAAAGCCCACAAAGAAGCTGAAGCTCAGAGGTGGACCCAGGTTCAGCAACAGTGGGTGGAAGATCTGAAAAGTGATAAGGTCTACGGCGGAGAGAACTTCGATAAAACCGTAGCCAACGCGAAGCGAGCCCTAGCTAGGTTTGCTCCCGAATCACTGATGGAACTTCTGAATCGTACAGGTATGGGTAACCACAAAGACGTTATTGTAACTTTCGCTCGTATTGGAGAAGCATTCGCAGAGGATTCGTTGATTACGCGCGGGGCATCTAGTCAGCCCGCAAAAGCGAAGACTCTCGAAGATATCTTTTACGGCGGAGCAAAGGAGTAACACATGGCTACTTATGGGCAATATGTATTGACCCTGAGTGATTGGGCCAAACGGCTCGATCCCGATGGGAAAACGGCTGCGATTGCAGAATTGCTGGCGCAGACCAATCCGATTTTGGACGACATGCTCTTCAAAGAGGGCAATCTTCCTACCGGCGAACGTACCACAATCCGTACGGGTCTCCCAACGGCCTACTGGCGTTTGCTGAACCAACCCGTTCAAACCAGCAAGAGTTCAACGGCGCAAGTCGATGAATCTTGCGGTATGCTGGAAGCCTGGTCAGAAGTCGATAAGGACCTCGCTGAGCTGAACGGCAACACCGGAGCGTTCCGTCTCTCTGAGGCGCAAGCGTTCATGGAAGCAATGAACCAAGAGATGGCGCAGACCGTGTTCTATGGTAATAGCTCGACGGCGCCCGAAGAGTTCAACGGACTCGATGTTCGTTATAACTCCCTCTCGGCGACGAATGGAGAGAACATCATCCAGGGCGACTCCGGCGCAGACGCTGGCGTGACCTCCATCTGGTTGATTGTTTGGGGCGCGAATACCTGCTTCGGTATCTTCCCCAAGGGCAGCAAGGCTGGTCTGAATCATGAAGACCTCGGCCTGGTGACGGTTGAAGGTTCTACCGGTATCGGTGGAACTCGCCTCCGTGCCTACCAAGATCGGTTCACCTGGAAAGCTGGTCTCGTTGTGAAAGATTGGCGCTATGTGGCCCGCGGCTGCAACATCGACGTGTCTGACCTCAACGCTGCCTCTGGTGCCGTTGACCTGGGCGCGATGATGGTCCGCATGATTCACCGCATCCCGAACTTGAATGCGGGTCGTGCAGCGTTCTATGTTAACCGTACGGTTGCCCAGGCTCTGGACCTCCAGGCCCGCGCGTCGGTGTCGGGGAACAACATCTCTTATGCATCGTTCGGCGTTGTGAACAGCAACCATGCCCTCAATGGCGCTGGTAGCTATAGCAACTACGAGGGGCGACCGGTCATGTCGTTCCGTGGTATCCCGGTTCGGGTAACCGATGCAATTCTGACGACTGAATCGGTCATCAGCTAAGGAGGACACCATGATTCAAGATCTGCAAAATACCTTTAGCGATCAGGATACTATTACTTCGACGGACATTTCGGAGAACGTTATCGATCTACTCGCGACGAATTCGAAACTCGGTACCGGCGAAAATCTGTACTGTGTTCTGATCATCGATCAAACCCTAAACGACGGCGGTGGCGGAGCTAATGCTACCGTTACGGCAACGGTTGAAGCCGACAGCGCTGCTGCGTTGAACGCTTCTCCGGAAGTGATTGCCACGTTCCCGGTCATGTCGCATGGCGCGACCGCTGGAACGAAGTATATCATCCGCCTTCCTGTGGGATATCCCACGAAGCGGTATCTCGGAATTCGGTACACCGTAGCGAGCGGCCCGCTGGATGCTGGTAAGTTTACCTGCTTCCTGACGACTGCCGTGGATGCTTGGGCGGCGTATCCGAAATCAACGGGTGCTACTATCGACTTGACGTAACATGAACAAGGGGGCCCTTCGGGGCCCCCATTTACTAACTACGGGGGTTATTATGAAAGTACGAGCAAAAGAATTAGGAGTTTATGGCGGACGGCGGTGGAAGGAAGGGGTGGAGTTCGAGGTTGACCCAGCCAAGTTTACTACTGTTTGGATGGAGCCTCTGGACGATGAAGGGAAAGCGTTAGCCGCGAAGTTGGCATCGAAGCAGAAGGTAAGTAAGACAGAACTTATGCGGAAGGAACTTGAGGAACTGAAGGCGAAACTGAAAAAAGCAGAAGCGGGGCAGTCCAGGGAACCGGTGATTTAACGACTGCCGCGGCGTGCCGCCCGCTACCCCCCGTCCTTCGGCATGTCGCGGTGGTCCTTTTTAGGAGGCTAACGTGGGCTATACAACTACTTTAGGCGCAGACAAATACGTTGTCGTTGCTGCCGGGCAGACAGCTTCCCGGGTAACTTACTCTGAGCACACCATGCTCTGCCGGTTGATTATCGTTCCGGCAGTGGCTGCGTGCGGCCAAGTAATTCTTTATGACGGCACCGGTGGATCCCCGGTAACTGTATTTACCTTTACCGGTGGGGGTGTTGTTGCACTCCCCGACCTAAAACCGATCGTGGTGGAGCTGCAGATTCGCGGCACCGGCGCGGGGAATACCCCCGGCTGGCATATTACCACTGGTGCAAACGTGAGTGTGGTGGCCGTCGTTCAAGATCGATAACATCGTGAATAGGAGCGCTAATGAGCACCAGAGCCGAAATCGTCAATCTTGCCATGGCGCACTTAGGTCGGGGGAAAGCGATCACAGATATCGATACTGATGATTCCGCCGAAGCCGAGGCGCTAAGGCGTTTCATTAACCCAGTTCGCAAACAACTCCTTCGAGAATTTAACTGGCCCTTCGCCAAGGTCACCGCGACCCTGGTGGAGACAGACACGCAGCCCACAGATCAGTGGGCGTATGCTTATTCGATGCCAGACGAATGTGTGAAGTTCCACCGCGTCCAGTCGGCGTACCGAGTGGATACCAGAGATCGTAAGGTTCCTTACGAAATTGTTCGCGGTCCTACGACCTCAGAAATCTATACGGACCAGGCTGACGCGATTGGCGAGTACACCGTCGATATGCCGTACAAGAGCGGCGATATTACGTCGATCAGCGTATCCGGTACGACCGTTTCCGTCGTCCTCGATGAGACGCTGACGCAAGCGGATGTAGGCAGAGTAATCACGTTTGCTGCCTGCTCGAATTCGAATAACAACGGCGAGCATACTATCCTTACCGTTAATGAATCAACGAACACAATTACGTACACAGATTCGTCAGCAACGACAGAATCCCCAACGTCCCCCGGGACCTGGGTGATCGACGAGTCCTATCGTATGACCGAAGATTTCGCTATGGTCTACTCGCTGCGGCTCGCCCTCTCCATTGCCCACCGGGCCACTGGCGGAGAAGCGGGCGGGATCGTCGCTCGGCTGGAGCAACTCTACCAGAGAGAACTAGCCTGGGCGAAGGCAAACGCCATGAACGAGCAGGGGTGGGACCTAGAGCAGGATTCAGAATTTATCCGAGCGAGGGAATAGCATGGCGACGTTCTCCCAAAGAACATTCTCCGGGGGAGAAATCGCACCTGCGCTACACTCCCGCGTTGATACCCAGAAGTATTTAACCGGTCTCAAGACCTGCCGGAACTTCATCACGATGAAGCACGGCGGAGTTGCTAGCCGCCCGGGAACGAAATACGTGGGGCGGTTGCAGGGGTATACCGCAGACACGAAGTACCGTCTCATCCCCTGGAACTATGCTTCGGACGATCAGTATATACTAGTTCTCTGTCAGGGATTCTTCAACGTTATCAAGAATGGTAATTTCGTTATCGGTAATACGGGGCGAGTGACAAACGTCAGTGCGGCAGGAGTCGTCACCGTCGCTATGAGCTACAATTTCAATTATATAAATAATGACATAGTTACCATCAGTAAAATTGAGGGCACCTGCACTGACCTGGAGAATCTGGAGTTGATGGTTCACGCCGTCGATTCCAGCGCCAAGACGTTCCGTTTACATCAGATTCATGAAGTCAGCGCCATCTCCTCGTTGACGAAGAGCGGTACCGTAATGACGCTTGTAACGACGCAGGATATCTGGAAAGTATCTGATGTTGGCCGAACGATTACGACGACTGGTCTGCCGACGGTGGCGAATAACGGTACGTTTACGATTACCAACTACGATGCTCCGAATCAAATTCGGTACACAAATGCGGGCGGGGCCACAGTAACGACGATGCCCTCTACCGGGCAGGTCTTTATTAACTACGTGCCGACTGGGACGATCGTTAACACTGCATACGCCAGCACAAAGCAGCCGATTATTAAGAAGCGGTATCGTAGAACGATTCCTTATCAAGGAGCAGATTTAGCTCTCATTCGGTATGTTCAATCGCGTAATGTGATGACACTGGTCCACGGAGATTACCCGATTATTGAGATTACCCGCAGAGGTGATGCGAACTGGGATGTCGAGGCGTTTGTCGCAGGAACTGAGCGCAAAATAACTAGGGTCCCGCGCGTATACTTCGATTGCTCTGAAGTTTGGAAAGACGGTGTTACGCCCATTACCGACATAAATGATTTGCCGGATAATGCCGAATGGATTGGTTGGGCGGTTTCGGTTGTAGACGGGGAGGGACGGGAATCATTACCTCGGTATTCTTATTTCGCTAAACAACCTGGAACGACAACGATAGACCCCACCTACGGATCTGCCTTTTTACATAACAATAATGTTGCCGGGGATAAATTAAGAGGGCAAGGTACTACTACTATAACTACTCCTTTGTGGGAAGCCGATTCGGTATACGTCAGCCCGTCTTCACCCACTACTGGGAGCGCCCGTAAAATCATTATTATGCCTAGCGGGAGTTCCCCCACCGCGATTGATTATCGGGATAAATTTTCAGTCGTTGGTATTTTGTATGACGACAAACCTTTTACTGAAGTTTTAAACGGGTCTACTGTTTCTTATGATAGTACCCGGGCTAGTAAATGGGGTCAGTTAGAAACAGTTAATTACTTTAAGCGAGTGGATTATATTACCAGCGCCAGTGCTATAGCTGGAACTTCATCCGCCACTGCTAGAGTGAAGGCCCAAAGAGCCGCATCAGATTATGAAAATGTGAAACTTACCTGGTCTAATCATGAGGATAACACTGGTAATGGGCCGTATTCCTATCGAGTATACCGCAGTAACGGCGGGGCCTATGGGCTTATCGGAGAAACAACCGTACCATTTTTTCATGATATCGGCATCGAGGCGGACTACACACAGCGCCCACTATCCTCGCGAAATCCATTTGAAAAAGCTACTGAGCTTAAAAAAGCCGACTTCGATCGTAGTCCTCGATGCGTTGGGTTCTTCCAGCAACGGAGATTGTTCGGGAATCAGGACGCGCATCCAGAGCGAATCCATGTATCCTCTATTGGACATCCGGAACTGTTTGATTACCGCACGAAATTAAAAGAGAGCGATGCTTTCTTTTTCGAGTTGTCTGGTAATAAGCCACAGCGTATTCAGCATTTTATGTCTCTCGCCAAACTTGTGGTGTTCACCAGCGACGGGGAATGGGTGCTTAATGGGGACGATGCGGGGTCTTTAACCCCTACGGCGATTAATGCTGTTCAGCATTCGCACTATGGTACTGGATATGTAGCCCCGGTAGCTGTCGGACAAGACTGTATTTTTGTTCAACCGAAAGGGAATGTACTGCGCACACTGGGGTGGAGACAGCAGGCGAATGGCTATTCAGGGGACGACCTAACCATTTTCGCTTACCATCTATTTCGAAACTACGCAACACTAGACCTCACCTACCAGCAGGGGCCGGATTCTATCATCTGGTGTACCCGGGATGACGGGAAACTCCTTGGTATGACCTACCTCCCAGAGCAGAATATCGTAGCTTGGCATCGCCATGATATGCGGGATTTTGTTATTACCAGCGTGGAAAGCGTCGAGGAATACTTCGAATCTATCCGCCGGGATTCTGTTTATATGGTGGTTGAAGAAGAGGATTTCAATTCTGCTGGGCACAAGAAAAGCTATGTCGTTCGCCTCGATCAACCCTACTACACTGCCTGGGATAATTACAATTGTTCGGAAGCCTATGTGGTACAGAACGGGTGGAATTTTGACGAAGAGTTTACTCTGAAGATTACGACGGGAACGACCTACGCAGCAGGGCAGACCTTGACGATTAATGCATACTACAGCGGCTCCCAGGCCAGCGACGATTCCTGGGCATTCCCGAAGAGAGACCTAGAACCGAACGGGTCCTGGATTGGTAAGAAGATTCACTTCGGAACCATAGGGGAAGACCCTAGTTTAATCGTTACGATTACCGGGTGGACCGATGAGAACACGGTTACGGGGACGGCAACGGCAGCGGTACCCGCGGCGCTACAGAACACAGATACTTCTGAGTGGGGTATCGCGCGCAATGAGGTCAGCAACCGACTCTGGCATATGGCCGGGAAAGAGGTCTCCGTACGTGGGGACGGGGATACTGTCTATAGCCCGGCAACGTCCTCGGCTACCGTCTCTGCTACGGGTACAGTGACCCTGCCGGATTACTATGTACGGGTAGTGGTAGGTGCGCCTATCTGCCATGATATGGTTACCCTGGATATCGATACCGCAGACGGCGAGACCCTGGCGGATAAGAAGCTCCTAGTACCATCAGTCACGGTACACGTAGAACGGAGCCGGGGAGGACTTATCGGGGCGAACATGCCGACCACAGATTTCGATTTAACAGAACTCTATTCGATGACCATGGATACCTACCCCGGGCAAGATGACGGATACGGCCCAGTGACGGGTAAACGGGAGCAGATAATCTCGCCAGATTGGCAATCAAATGGTAGAGTAGCTATACGGCACGTAGAACCCCAACCCCTGGAAATACTAGCTGTTCACCCAGCGGTAACCGGGTCTACTAGAAGGAGTCCGCGATGAGTTCTAACCCAATAGCAGATTACACGAATCTGAGAGATCAGGTGTTTTCGCAGGCATCAACCGCGGCGGCGAATATGTCGGTAACAAGCTCCGCCCCGCAATCGTCATATCAGAAGTTTATGGAATCCCCCGGGGCCGTGGGAGTTAGCGGCGCGGCGAGTATGATTGGCGCGATTGGTGGAATGTTTGAGGGGATCTTCAAAGCGCAGCAGATGAGGACTCAAGCTAAGATGGCCGAGCAGGAAGCGGAGTTCAATGCGAAGATGGCAGAGAAAGACGCTGCGGCTACCATGTCTGCCGCCCGTTCTGGAGTGCAGCTTTTCTATGATCAAGCCGCGCAAGTGCGGGGGCAACAGCGAGCGGGGTATGCCGCGCAGAATGTTAAAGTAGGCGTCGGAGTTGAGGAAGCGATGCGGCGAGATACCGAGCAGGTCAGGCAGGACGAGGCGATTAATATGATGGCGAACGCCCGCAATACGGCGTTGGGGTATAGGTTCCAGGCTATGAGTTCGAGGACGCAGGGGCGGGTGCAGGCGATGGGCCTGAGAGCAGGAGCAAATGCCACGCTGATCGGTGGGATTTCTAAGGTGTTCGAGACAGGAATCTCCACGTCTATGAAGGCGGGGGCAGCGTTCGGATTGGGAGGTTAATATGCCGTCAATCCCTAGGCTACAACCGCGTACTGTGGTAGAGGGTACAGTACCAAATGCCCCGAAGAATATGGGAGGAATCCCCGCGATTGCCGACTTCTCCGCTGCGGGTGAATCCCTGCAACGGGCTGCCGATGTTATTGACCGAGAGCATCAACGATTCGTAGAACTGGATGCTAAAGAAGCGGCGATTGAATTCAATAACTCCGCGATGAATGCTCTAGCGAATGCGATGCGGACCCAGGGGAAGGATGCTGCCGGGGCCCCCGCTCAGTTGCAAAAGGATATGCTTGCATTGCAGAAGGATATCTCCAAGCGACTGTCCCCCGAAGCACAAAGAATGTTTAGTCTCCATAGTAGCCAAGCAATGGGTGATATCCAACGCCGGGGGAATAACCATTCAATCGCCGAAACAGATAAATGGGAAACCCAGTTATTCATCCAGGGGAATGAGGATGCCTCGAAACGGGCGCGGATGAATATCGATGCCGGGGTAGAAGCGTGGAATCAGACGATCGACGCAGAGGGACAGACCTTTGGGGAGTTCCAGAAATTCGGGGCGCGGAAGGGGTGGACCGAGGAATATACCCTGGCGATGTACAATCAATATAAGGCGGCCTCTTCTGCTGATGCGATTCAAGACCTGTTGATTCGTTCCACTCCAGATACAAAGACCGCCCGGGAAATGTTAAATCGTTACGGCAGTGACATGAAACCTGAGCGTAGGCAGCAGCTTGATGCTTCCATCACTAAGGTAGAGAAGGAACAGTGGCGGGAGAACGAATCATTCGAAAGATACCAAGGGGCTAATGGTAACCTAGAACAGGCGTTCGCGGAAATAGACCAAGAAGTCAAAGACGAAAAGATGACCGCGGACCAGGCTAATAGTGTGAAGACTGGAATGCTAGATCTCCAACGTAAGAATCAGGAAGTGCAAAACTACGAACTGTCGGAGGTATCCGCCTTAGCAGACCATGGATTCGCCACAGGCATGTCGCGTAAAGAAATAGAGAAAACATTGGAGACGAAATACGGCCCGCTTACTCAGAAGCAACTTGCTACTATTGATAATTTCGATCCGAAGGTACAGTACGCCAACGCGGTGCGCGCTGCGGTGCGGTCTCAGGATGCACAGAACTTCGCCGAGAACCGGGCGATCATTCAGGACCTGGCGTTTCAGAATTCACCAATTTTCGCAGAGGCCACTGCGGCGAAGAGTTATGATGACCTGGATACTCTAGCTAGGAAATATCCCTCGAAGGCTCGGTTTATTAGGGCTTACCAGAATGCGAAGTTTGTCACTAAAGATAAAAAGCAATTGACGCAGGCAGAGACCGAACTGAAAGCGTATGACGAGAAGGTTAAATTTGCCAAGGCGGCGACGAGTCTATTCAAGGGTATGCCAGAGTATAGTTCAGTTGCGCAGGAAAATAGTAGACTCCCAGATAAGAAGAAACAGTATCTTGGGAACTTCGGCTCCTGGCTGGAATCCAAGATTCTCGCGGAGAAGGAGAAGAACCCCGACTTGTCCCTAGCCGAGGCTCAGGCGTTGGCGAAAGAGTATACGAGGAATGGTTTAGTTAAACGGAAAGATGCGAACGGGAATCAGGTCTTTTCCTACCAGCTAGAGGCTAACGGACTAGATGGGCAAGAGGATGATATCGATGCGGACCCTGCTAGATTGAAATGGTATGTAGGGAAAGTAGACCAATACTTTTTTAACGCCCCGGGGTATGCCTCTCTGTCAATGGCAGATAAGGTGGCTTTGGCGAAGGAGTTTTCCCTCGTAGAACGTAGCAAAGATAATGATTTAGTGCTAAGATTCTGGAACAGAATGAAGGAGAAGAAGGATAGTTTGGTAGGGGAAGCCGGTAAAGAAACACCTCCCGCCCGACAAATAGGGGAACCTGCTCCCGCGACTGATGTAGGGTTCGGAGACTAATAAGGACGGAGCATGAATGGGCAAGTATCAATTCAATCCCGAAGACCTCCAGCAACCTACCGGGGAAGCGGTATCGAATAGGGAATATCAGTTTAATCCCGTCGATACACAGCGTTCATCGGAGGCTGTAGGTATCCTGGTACCGACCGATCCCCCGGCAAATCCAGAACAAGACGCCGAGGTAGCCGGGCTGGCGAAGTTCCACGGAGTACCGAAGGAAATCGTAGCGAATGACCTAGAGCACTGGCGCGGGGTACGTAAAGCAAAAGAAGGCATGGATCTAGCTGAAGCGCTTCCGCATCTTGCCGGTGAGTTTGCAAAGATAGATTACAATGGGAAGATCGCCCGCGGCGAGATAGGGGCGTTGCAGCGGGTAGGTAATCTATTCAGCATGGTATCGGACCAGGCGCTGCGAACATACTACCAGTTCGAGCGGGGGAACCTGGTGGCCAGAGCGGCCCGGGAGGGATGGGCGCTCAAGGCAGACCCCTCTAAGGGAATCTCGTCCCCAGTTGAGGCAGACATAGCCCGGATAGATCGATTCATTGACGGCATCGACGAAGACCCCAGCACTGGCGGAGGGACTTACGGGTACGACGGCGTAGGCGGTAAGATACTCTCGACAGCGACGAACGTACTGACCGGTATGACCGTGCCGTGGATGGTTAAAGCTGTAGGTACCCTAGCTCTTCCATATAAGAACAGAAACGTCGAAACCTTATCCACGAAACACGCACTGAATGAAGCGATTGTGGAACTGGGCCACGCCTTCACTGAGAACAACCCCTGGGGTTCTTTCATCAACCAGAGCACAGCGGATTTATACGAGGGGATGTTATCTAAGGGGGTACCGATTGAAGATGCGCGCCGCCGAGCAGTAGTCTTGGGGGCAATCATAGGAGCCGCAGATGCAAGTACTGCGGTTCTTACAACAGTAATGCCTGTCGCCAGAGGGGCCACCTTGTTGGGGGCCAGTGTGGCGGGACGAGCCGGGGCGACAGGTATCGCCGGAGGGCTAACGCGACTAGGCGGTGCCCTAGGGCAGTCTGCGGCGAAGGCCGGAGCCGAAGGGCTACTCAAGACTACCACAGGGTATGTGGGAGGGGCGCTAGTTGAAGCCGCCCAAGAAGTAGGACAGGATGCTGCGACGATTGGATCTATTGCCTACGCAGAAGCCCGAAGCAAAGGGTACGATTATGAGCAGGCGTTAGGATACACCCTCGATGTGATGACGGATAAGAGCAAGCTCGAACAGTACAGGGAGACCGGGCTCTATACCACTCTATCGATGCTCCTCATTGGTGCCCCCGGGGCTGCGGGTAGCGTAGCGGCCCGGACCTCGGAGCGTACGGCAGCAGAGAAGCAAGCCCAATCCATGGACCGCTTGATTCAGTACGCCAAGGATTCGCCTGCCATTAAGGGCGATACCGCAGCGGCGGAGAACTTCATCGAGAAGGCTACTACGGGAACGAACGCCGAGTCCGTCTCCATTAATCTGGAAGCATTTGAGAATCACGCAAAAAATACCGTCGGAGTTACGCCCGAAGTATTGGCGAAGCAACTCGGTGTAGAACCGCAGTATGCGCTTGCACAATTAGAAGGTAACGGGGATATCCATATCCGGGCGGCGAAGTTTGCAACCGTGCTGGCTGCTCCGGGCCACGCAGATAAGATGCGGAACGACTTGCGATTCTCTGACGGGGAGATGACGGTCAACGAAACGGCTGATGCAACGGCGGAAACTATTGCCGAGATTCAACTCGAAGCTGCGCGGGCCGTGGTAGATACCACAGAGGTGGAAGGCGCGGAGCCTATGCAGGCGATGTCCGTAGCGGAGGATACCTCGGCGAAGTTGGCGGAAAGCCCGGAGGCCCAAGCCGCGTTCCTCGAACGAGTATTCCCGATCATGGCGAAGAAGAAAGGGGAACTCGAAACCTCGCTGCCCGAAGCAGCTACCCTCGACGACAAACAGTTGAACGAGAAGCTCTTAGAGGCGACGGGGAAGGACTTCGCTTACTGGACGAGTCAGGAAGAATTTAAGCAGCGGACAGCGCAGATAGCTGACACCGAAGCGGTTGCCGAACAGATGCGGCAGGAGGGTGTAGCGCGGTACGAAGAAGCGCGGAAGAAACGTCTGGAGGAATTCGGGCAGAGGAGTGAGGCGCTGCAGGGCATCAGTATGGACGAGATCATTGCTGGCTGGCGGAAATTAGCCAAGCCCAAGCAGACGATGCCGTCCACCCGCGATGCAGCGGGACACGTCGCCGCGCAAGAGGTCAGCAATCTGGCGGGGAACCCGAAGATTGTAACGCCGCAAATGACGGAGGTTCAACGCAAAGCCAGGGAGTTATTCTTAACGGCTGGGATGGACCCGGTATTAGCAGATCAACTCGCTACCCTACATTCGAAACTGATGGACTTTACTGCAGATTTGGTTGGGGCTTCCCCGATGCAGATGTGGGAGCGGTGGAATCTACAAGTGAATGCGGTGACCCCGCAGGAAATAGGACGACAATATGAGGCACATGGGATAAAGGTGGTAACTAGGTTAATGAGACAAGCTATTGGGGGGACGCCGTTAAATGAGAGGGAGCAGAATAGCTTAACCCAGGGACTTGAAAATATTCGGTTAGGGCGGGCCGTACAGGCGGGGACGGAAGCGATTCATGGATCGCACATTAGGAAAGCCGTAGGAAATAAGATAGCCTCTATATACACCCGCATTATCGGGAGCGATGTTGCCGAAGGTATCATAGCGGTGCATGAATTGAATGGACATGCCTTCCTTAGTCTGCTTGAAGAGTTGGAGCGGGAGTTCCCGAACTCCGCCAAGCTCAAGAATTATAACCGAATTGTGTTGCAAGAACTGGGTGTAACACGGTGGTCTCAAGTGACTGGTGATCACCACGAAACATTCTCCCGATGGCAAGAACGGTACTTCCAGAGGGGGATTGCTCCTACGCCGGAACTAGCTACCGTCTTCAGTAAGATGAAACAATTCTTCCTTATCCTCGGCGACGCTCTAACCGATCTCCGGGCTCGACTGCTGAATCGTACCAATAACCCGGTACCAGAACAGTTGCGAGCGAGCACGCTAGCGATGCTTGACCGGATGTATTCCTTTACTCCTGGCGCTGCGGTCTCCGAAGATGTTGATCTGACAGGGCTGGAGAACGAGGTAACAATCCCCCCGTCGGCACCGCAAGCAATGGCTGTGAGCCTAGGGGTTGACCCCAATCTGGCAGCTACAAAACAGCTACCGACCACCCCCGAAGGGCAGAAAGAATATAAAGCCCTAATCGATAAGGAAATAAACTCGGCGATCGATCGCTTGGCGAAGACTGTTGAGTCCCCAGAATTCAAGCGGCGTAAGTTCGAATGGGAACAGGCACACGAATCCCTCGTCGAGGAACATCTGCAGAAACTCAACGCAGATAAAAACTCCCTGACCCTCCATCGCCTAATGGATAACGCACTGCCAGACGGGACGCCTTTTGCTGGGCAGCTTCCTTCGGTGAAGTTGAACCGGGAACAAGTGCTGAAAGAATTCGGCAAAGATGCCGTGGCGATTCTCGACGGTAAAGGGAAGCGAGTTATCACGAAGAAGGGCGGGATGAAACTTGAACAGGCGTTCGTGCAGTTCGGGTATTCCAGCAAGGAAGAACTAGTGAACGCTCTTCTGGGGACAGAACCCGCGAAGAAGGTAGCCGAGCGTGAAGCTACCAATCAGATGTTAAAGGATTACGGCCCACCGATTACTGAGAAAATGATTAGCGAAGAAGTAATCGACTCCATCATAAACACGGAGCGGGAGAAGCGGCTGCAGTTCGAGATCGAGCACATCATTCTACAAGAGCGCGTCACCGCTGCTGGTGCGCAGCCCGCTCTGATTATGCGGTCGCCGGATATCAAAACGATTCGCGCGCAGGTGCAGTCCGCCGTGAACGGAACCCGCGTTGACGACCTGAAACCCAGCCGAGCACTGCGGGTAGCAGCGAAGAATTCGAAGGCCGCGAAAGAAAACATCCATCTAGGGAAGCGCCCAGAAGCCGTCTCGAATCTAGTCGGAGAACTGGTCGCAACTGTCCATTACACCGCATCAAAAAACGCCCTAGTCCGAGCAGACAAGGCCCTGCGGTTCGCCAAGAAGCTAGGGAAGCTACCTGCCCAGAAGCGTCTGGGTCTGGCGGGTGGGGGCATTCAGGAGACGGTGAACTATATCCGCTCATTGATTGGTGCTGGGGAAGAACTGACCGGGGATGAGCAGGGCGGGGTGATGACACTCAGCGAAGTCAAAGCTCGGATGATGAACGAGGTCGGGCAGGACATTGATATCCCCGCAGAGTTCGACGAGATGTATAGCGAAGGACCCTCGGCGGTTCAGCTTGGAAACCTCACTTATGGGCAGCTTGAAGCAGCGTACCGAGTGCTTCGTCAGTTGTCTCAGGCAGCTTCGATCGCAACCGAGGTCGTATTGGAGAACAGACAGTTAATAGCTGAGGATGCTGTTAACGACATCGTTTCGGAAATTACACAGACACACGAAGTGGAAGAGAAGAAGGTGCCGGGGGAGCCGGAGAAGAAAGCGCGGTTTAAAAAACTCCTGCAGTCTATGGTGGCCTGGCATTCGCGAATGGAATTCCTATTCCAGTACTTAGATAATTTCAAAGAACTGGGGCCCACTTGGAGGA